ATACTCGTTTAGTTCATCATTTTACTCAAGATTTTAAAAGAAAACATAAAAAAGATTTAAGTGAAAATAAACGCGCTATTAGTCGTTTAAAAACCGCATGTGAAAATTTAAAAAAAACATTATCTTCTTCTACTCAAGCAACATTAGAAGTTGATAGTTTATTTGACGGCATTGATTATGTTGGCTCAATTACGCGAGCGCGTTTTGAAGAATTATGTGGTGATTTATTTAGAAAAACATTTGAACCCGTAGAACAAGTTATTAAAGATTCTGGTGTTAGTAAATCACTAATTAATGAAATTGTGTTAGTTGGTGGTTCAACTCGTATTCCAAGGATACAGAATCAATTAAGTGATTTTTTTAATGGAAAAGCGCTTAATAAATCTATTAATCCCGATGAAGCAGTTGCATATGGTGCTGCTGTTCAAGCTGCTTTACTTTCTGGTGTAAAAGATTCAAAAATTGATGATCTTTTATTGCTTGATGTTGCTCCATTAAGTCTTGGAGTAGAAACTAGTGGTGGAGTTATGACTAAAATTATTGAACGTAATAGTACAATTCCAACAAATAAGTCACAAACTTTTAGTACATATGCAGATAATCAACCCGCGGTAACAATTCAAGTTTTTGAAGGTGAGCGTCAATTTACTAAAGATAATAATAAATTAGGCGAATTTACTTTACAAGGAATTCCACCAATGCCTCGTGGTGTTCCACAAATTGAAATCAGTTATGATTTGGATGCAAATGGTATTTTAAAAGTTACAGCAAGTGAAAAATCTAGTGGTAAATCCGATAATATTACAGTAACAAATGATAAAGGGCGTCTTTCTAAAGAAGATATTGATAAAATGTTAGCAGATGCGGAGAAATTTAAAGATGAGGATGAAAATGCTAAACAAACCATTGATGCACGTAATAGTTATGAAAATTTAGTATATCAAATGAAATCTACATTAAGCGATGAAAAAATGTCATCATTAATTGATGAAACATTGAAAACCGATTTAACTAAAATTATAGATGAATCTACAAGTTGGTTAGATTCTAATCAGATGGCATCAAAAGAAGAATATGAAAGCAGATTAAAAGAATTCCAAGAAGCAATGAAGCCATTACAAGAAAAAATGATGGCTTCAATGGGTGGCGGAGAAGGAATGCCAGGAGGAATGCCAGGAGGAATGCCAGGAGGAATGCCAGGAGGAATGCCAGGAGGAATGCCAGGAGGAATGCCAGATGTATCTGATATGCCAACTGGACCAAATATTGATGAAGTAGATTAAATATAAAATTGATTAAAATTATTTTTATAAATTATATTATTAATAAAAAAAGTAATAATATAATGAGTCCTTGGCATCCTTGTAATAAATGTAAAACGAATGTTATAGGTGATGAAAATTATGGTTGTATGGTTTGTTTTCGTCGTTCTATTAGTATGAATATACGTTATGATTTTTATTTTAAATCTTTAATAGGAATAAATTTACCAAATGAACTTATTGTGATTATTGCAAATTTTGCTTCTAAAGATTTCGATAATAATGTTGCAAAAAAAGTCAATATTGATTGTTGGAAATCAAGAATGCATAATATTATTACATAAATAAGCAAAAAAAACTGTCACATTTATAGAAACAAAAATTATGAAAATTATTGGTACATTATTCGGATAATAATTATTGGTTTCAACTATTAAATTTTTTTTATATTCATTAAAATCTAATATTGGACTTGGGCTTCGTAAAGGTCTATTCATCATAAATATAATATTTATAATTTTTTATTATATTTTAATTTACTTATTAGTATTATTATAACTATTTAAATTTAAAAAAAAACCCCCAAAACTTTGTGCTTCATACAGTAATGATAAATAAATATTATTATCAAAATTTTCATTATTATAAAATAATAATATTGCTAAAATTATACTTATATGACTAATGGATATTGCAAAATTACTTCCATATATAACGGGTAATGTATATATTTTTTCTGCTTTATCTTCTTTTAAATCTTTTATATCAAGTAAATTACTAGATGCAAATAAATTCAATATGCTTGGTAAAATAATTGTTGGTTCTTTTAATATACCATAATTATGGCTTAATAAAACACTTGGCAAAACAACTGTTCCAATTGTCCAAAAAAATCCAATATATAATGCTTTAAATTGTCCATAATTTGTTTTAAAATTTTTATAACCCAAAGTAGAAGTTAATAAAAATAATATTGGATAAGTTTCTTGATTATTTATTAATAAACTAACTATATAAATATAACTTAAAGCTATTACAAAAATATTCAAATTTTTGTTTTTTTTTAAAAAATTATAATAATCTATTTTATCTACACTATAATTTGAAGTATCAGAATATTGTAAAGAATCAATTAAACGATCGCTTCCGTATGTAAATATTCCAATAGCAAATTGTAACGCAACTAATTCGGGAGTTATTAAATTTTCTTGATAATAAGTATTGATGTATATATATTGTAATAAATTCAATGGAATACCTAAATTACTTCCTATTATTGGATTATAAAATTTATTATTACTAATAGTATTAGTATTATTCAAAATATTTAACATTAAAATATTGCTTTTTAATGGAATAATATTTTTTTTAACTATTAAATTATTTATGAAAGTCATTAATAATTTAATTATATTATAAATAATTTTTTTTATCTAAATAATATATATAAAGATCTCTAATTTACAACTAATTACAAATAAAGATAGCGACAATAATCAAGATAAAATGGAATTTGAAAGTTTTAAAGATTTAATTATGTATTATCAAACTTCTATTCGTAATGTAGCATTAACTACTACAGTTTCATTTGCTGCTTTAGGATATTCTAGATTTTATAGAGGAAAAAATAATTTATATGGTAGTAGTATGGTATTGGTTTCATTAATATTATTGAGTTGTTCATTTTTATTAAATTTATTTTTATATGATGATATTCAAAAATATATTAATAATCCAAAATATAAAACAATAGAAAAATGGTAAAATATTAATAAAGTATTCATGGTTATTCATGCTTTTACAATATATTTTGCTATTTATACTTTTTATAGAGTATTAACAGGAAACACATTCTAAAAATTTGTATTTAAATTATACCACATCCCACCTACAAAATGTATTTTTTCTTCAAAATAAAATATATTATCTACTTTATTAAATTCCATATCAAAAAATTTAAAATAAACTTCATAATCGTCTACATTTATTATTTTATTATGAATCAATGATGAATCATAATAAACTTTATCATAAAGTCCGTTTTTATAAAATATTTTGTCTGTAAATTTTATTAAATTTGAACTTATTTTGTTATTAATTGTTGTATCTAAAAATCTATTATAATTAAATTTTAATTCAAAATTACTATCTTTAACAATACCATAAACTAATTCATGATCTGTATCAAATTTAAGTTGTGATTTGGATTTAAACAAATTATCTGGATCCAATGATAAAATATTTGATGCATATTCCATTATTAATGTGCCTTGTATATCATTTTTATCTTTAACATATACATTAATTTCACATCTACTTGGTATAATATCGCTAATAAAATCAAATAATGGACTGCTACAATTATAAATATTAATACTTAAAAAATATTCTTCCGAATCATCGTTTAATAATGATGATGGTAATAACTCAAACCCATCTGTATTTTTATCTAAAAAATTATTAATATATTCTTTTTGTGATTCATCTAATTTATAATTAATATATGTTGAATATTGATTTACAACAAAAGGCGCATGTAATGTATTTTTATTAAATGGATTATATGTTAAACTCGGCATTCCAGTCAAAAGAGCGCTATAAAAAAGTTTCAAAAACTTTGGACTATTAAAAAACATTGCGGTTATATATTAATTAATTGTTTTTATAAGTTTAAATGATTTTAATATATATATGGAATATTTATTAAATATAGCAAGAGCAGCAGACTTATTTCAAATATTTATATTATATTTTTCTTATTTTTTTACTTTAAATATTGATTTTTTAATATTTTTTATTGGATTATTTTTAAACCATAAATTGAATGGTTTTTTAAAATATAATGTATTTTCACAATTATTTGGAAAACAAGATATACCATTAATAGGTAAAGGAATTAGACCAAAAGGTGCAAAAAATTGTTGTTCATTCAAACCTTGTAATCCAATATATCCAAAATCATATGGAATGCCTTCCGGACATTCTCAATCTGCTGGTTTTTTTTCAACTTTGGGTGTATTATCTTTATTAGAAAATAAAAACAAAAATAATAATTTTATAACCATTTTTGGCTCTTTTATATTTATAATTACAATTACAATGTTATTTGTAATGTATTCTCGTGTTTTAATTAAATGTCACACAATAGAACAAACTATAATAGGTTCATTAATAGGAATAGCATTTGCAATTTTATTGTTCAAATATAAAAATAAAATCAAAAAAGAGTTGAAAAAATATAAAAATAGTGATTTATATTTACTTTTAATTAGTTCTATATTATTATTTTATTTGTTTTATAAAAACTTGTAATGATTTAAAATCATTTTAAATGAAGTTAAAGTTAAAATTAAACAATAAATTGTCTAAAAGTAATCCCTAATCTACTTTTTTTAGTATTATTATTGTTATAATTAGTTTTTAAAATACCATGTCTATATTCATGTTGGAAATATCCACCCATCGTAATAATTAATCCATGAAATAATTCTATATTGATTATTTCTTTAGTTTTTACATTTTCAATACTAAAAACTCTATTTATATTATTGTTTTTGTTATTTAATGTTAAAATACTTATTTCATAATTTGGAACCATATTATATGTCCAATCTCTATGCATTGGAATAAAATCTTCAATGGTTTCATAATAATTAACTACAATTTGATTATAATTTTTATTGATTTTTTTAAAATACTCATAATATGGATAATATAAATTTGGTAAACCATCAACAATCTCATTTTTATTAATTCCGCTAAACATATAACTCTTATTTGAAAATAGAGGATATAATGGAGTATTTAAATAACTTTTAAACCATCTATGTGTTTTTTCTTCTATTAATTTTGGATTAATATAATCTTTATTAAAAACCATAACATTGCTTTTACCAGAGTTATTAGTTTTTATAAGATCTTTTAATTTATCATAATTAAAATCACTATAATTTAATAATGGTTTTTCTAAAAAACTTAACTTGATATATGATTGATTTGTTAAATTGATTATTTGATTATAGTTAGTTAACATTTTATATATTTTATTATTTAATTAAATAATAAAATAATATATCAATTTTATAATAGTTTTTCTATTTCTTCTTTCATGTCATCTAAATCTGGTTTTGGTAAACTTTCATAATCAATATAAATCTCATTTTCAGGATTATAATGATTATAAAAATTTGCTTGTTCTGGAACAGGATTCATTGGATATGGCCAGTGACTTGTTGTTCTCAGTTTTTCATAAAATTTTCTACGTAGTTTATTTTGTTTTTCCGTATTATCTTCATGCTCACGTGGTAAATAACATAAATATTGTATTAAACGTTCTTCCACACAATCTTCTGGACCACAACTATTTTGATGAAAAGTGCGTGAATCCCAAATTACCAAATCACCTGCCTTAACCTCTAATTTTATTTTTGTAGCTTCTAATGCTGCATTAAAATAACTTTTATCCAAAACATGCCAATTATGTGGTTCATCTATTTCCATTTTTTCAAAATAATCTTCATGTAATAAATGGCTTCCACTATACAATACTAATGTTCGTTCGCTATTATTTGTTAAACTTAAAAATGATTGATAACAACATAACCCTTTTTTTCTTGAACTTTGGTCTGTATGTATCCAATAATGTTCTTGTCCAACATAGTCACTTGGATAATGACAACAACCATCAAATCCACTTACCAATTCTTCTGTATCCCATAATTGTTTAAATATATTTAAAATTTTTGGATTAGTACGTGCTAACCAAGCAAATCGTTGATGCCCTACTTGATGATGTTTATAAATACCATTATAATCGATTAACCCATGTAATTCATTTAAATTTGGCACATCATTATGCCATTTGATAAATAGATCAATATATTCATTTATTTGTTCATTATTATAAACATTTGGAATTATTGTGTAACCATTTTTTTTTAATGCGTCTTTATAACTGCTAATATCATAAGTTTCGTCAATCATAAGTTAATAATAAGTATTAATTTATTTTTAAATTATTAATATAAAAACATTTATACAAAATATATTATAATATGAGACTGTTATTTGTGTTGTTATCAATTGCGCAAGGATTTCTTTTAAATGTACCTGTAAATGTATTTAAAAGAAAATATGAAAATCAAATTGTAAAAGTATATGAACCAATTGACATAGAAAGAAAAACTATGAATGCATTGATTTTTTATACAGGAGCAAATGCATTAATTCCTGGTGATATTTACAGTAATTTTATTAAAGCATTAAACAATTATAATTTTTCTGTTAATGTTGTGCCTTCTGAAAATAGTGCTACTACTGAATTTTTATATGATATTAGAGACGAATATAAAGCATTAATTCCATTGACTCATTCTTCTGGTTATGTTAATGCGGTTGAAACTATTAATAAGCAAAAAAAAATAAATAAAGCAGTGTTTTTAGACCCAGTTGATAACAGTAAATTATTTGATAATTCTTTATTTTCGGTTTTTTCGGATAAAGAAACAATTTTAAATCATTTAGAAGATGTTTTAGTTTTAAATGCTGGCAAATCATATAAAGGTTCGCTTTTTCCAAAATTTGAAATCCCATTTATTCCTGCTTTTGGTGTAAATATTAAAAAATTAGAGCAATCAAATCCTTCATTAAGTGTTATAGTAGAAACTGCTGAAAATTATGGACATAGTGATGTATTAGATACTATTTGGAGTGATTTAATGCATACAACATTAAGTAAAGGAAATGAAATAAGAGAACAAGAAGTATTGGACGAATATTTAGATTGGTTGGCTCTACAAATTTATAATTTTGTGAATAAGGACGAAGATGAAAATAAAAATGTTGAATTAATAAGCGAACCAATAGTAGAAGTGTTACAAGATGTAGAAGATTCTGTAGAAGATTAATTGTTTGAATAATAAGTAATAATTATTATTCCTAATAAACATAAAAATATACCAAATAAACATTTTAAATTAAAACGTTCTTTAAATAAAAAATAACCTGCTAACAATGTTATTAATATATTTAAATTCACTATAATATGTGTATAACTAGTATTTGGACTATTTGATACTGCTTTTTGCATAACAATGTTATTAAATATAAGTAAAATTGCAAATGCTATAGTAAGCATAAATAATTTTTTATCGCAACTATTGTAAAAATTGGTCTTCATTTTTTTATCTTGAAGTATATAACAAAATGCAAACATTCCCATAAAAATATATGTCAATAGTAAAAATAATATATTATTATAATTACTTTTATCAATTAGTTTCAAAGTTATAACACTAAATCCACTAATAAACATAGAAGCAAATGCTAAAAAAATCCATAAATTATTCATATTATATAATACTAATAATTTATCTTTTATTTATTTGAATAATCTAATTTCCTAATATTAATACATTTGAAAATATCATCCAACCTAATAATAGTTTAGCCGTTAAAGATAATAAAACATAACTTTTTTCTTTTGTATAAGGATTTAAATCTATTAATAATTCACTTAATTGAACAAAACCAAAAGATGAATATAAAATAAAAAGAATAATTACAATAACATAAACAAAGGAAGGAGGTTTTACACCACCTGATTCATTTGAACCATCAATAGATTTAAAAAAAGCATGTGCAATAATACCATATGCCCAAATAAATTGTATCCATCCTGTAATATGTAAAAGCCATTTTATTCTAATATTATCTACATATTCAACTGCTAAACCACATAATTGACAACAAGAAGTTAGCACACCAATTGAAGTAATTAAATTTATATCAGTTACACCATTTACTAATGCAATAGCAATTAACATAATACTTGCAGAAAAACTGTATTCAATAAAACGTAATGGATTTCTATTATTACTAATCATAATACTATATTTGTAACCTAATATTGGTCCATTATAATTAGTATATGTTGCAAATGATTGAAAACCAAAAGATAAAATATGAAAAAATATAATTAACCATCCTAAATCAATACCATAACAATTATTATTGTTACAATTAATAGGTTTAGTAACCGTTCCAATACAATAATTTTGTTCGCTAGTATTAAATACACGACTCCCTATTTCACAAATTGAATTATTGCTCACCATTTTCCATTCTAAATAACTTTCTGTTAATGGAATAATAACAGGACTATTACTTGAATATAAAAAAATCATTGATAATGCACTCAATAAATGCCCAAATGCAGCAATATTATTAATTATTGAATACGTAAAATAAGCCATAACTATTTATAAATATTTTATTTTTTATTTAAATTATTTTACTATATATTTTAATTATTTGAATAATTAAGCATAATAATAATACCTATAAGAGATAATATCATACCAAATAATGTCATATTATTTAATTTTTGATTGAAAATTACAATACTTGCTATTATAGTAATTAATATATTTAAATTAATAATACTATGACTATATGCAATATTTGGACTAATAGCAAATGTATATATAACTGTTCCTGTTGTTATGATTTTTAATAATGCAAATATTATAAAAATACTGATTTCTTTAATATTCATTTTTTTTATTTTATTAAACTCGTTATATGGTAAATTGTTAAATAAATAGATGCCATAAATCAACGCAAAAATACCTATTAAAATATAAACCATACACAACATAATGTCTTTATTGTAATTTAATTTACTTATTAAACCCATACAAATTACTTTTGATGATGTTAAAATCATAATCAAAAATGATAGTAAAATCCATAAATTATTCATATTATAATATACGAATAATTTATATTTTATTCATTACTATAATAAATAACCATACTCATACCAAATAAACTTATAATTATACCAGCAAATGTTTTTGAATTTATTTTTTGATTAAATAAAAAGTAACTTGCTAATATTGTTATAATAACATTTAAGTTAACAATTAAATGACAATAACTAATATTTGGCGCATAATAAATTGCTTTTGCCATAATTACTGAACCAAATACTCTAAAAAGACAGGAACATATCATTAAAACTATTAGTCCAAGTGTAAGATTATCTAAAATTTTTTGCAAATCTTTTTTATGATTTATTAAATATATTATTCCAGCACATCCAACCATAATATAAATCATAGCAATTAATGCTTCAATACTTAAACCACTACTTGTCAAATATTTGGTTACTATTAAACTGAATGATGTAATAAACAATTCACAAAATGATAAATATGCCCAATGATATAACATATTACTTAATATAGTATTATATAAAACTATATTAATTGTGCATATAATTAAAAATCATTTCTATTATTTCATTTGGTAATTTATTAAAATAGTTTTCAAATAGTTGATTATAAATATTTTCTATATACAAATAATTATAAGGCTTACTATATTTATTTATAAAAGTCATTTCTAAATATTCTACTAACATTATATTTAATGTTAATCCAGGATGCCAAATAGATGGACAAGTACAACTAGCACAACAATAACAAGAATTAGAATCTAAATTTAAAAATTTCGGTTTATTATATTGAATTTTATAAAAGAAATTTAAAACTTCAGTATTATGTATTTTATTTTTACTGTTTAATTCTGAAATATATTTACTATAGTTTTTATCACTATTGCCACATAAATGATAACTAAAAACTTTATATGGTTTAAATGGATATTCATTTGGTATTATTAATCTTAATAATATTTGTTTAGTTGTTTTATCTATTATTTCCAAATATTGTTTAATAGTATCATCGTCACAAAATACTAAACTTATATCTAGGTTTTCAAAGTATTTTTTATAGTTATTAAAATAAGTAGTAATGTATTTTTCATCATGAAAATTTTTAATTTCTCTATTAATTCGTCTAATACATATTGGTAGCGACATTTATATTATATAATCTTTTAATATAATCTTTTAATATAAT